GAAGAAACTTCACCGCAAGAAGGATTTATGCGAGCGGCTAAAGCTTTTTCAGACAATGATGAAATGGCACAACGTATATATGATTATGCATCTAAACTTTGGTTTATGTATTCTACACCTGTGTTGTCTAATGCAGGTAGTAAAAGAGGCATGCCTATTTCATGCTTCTTAAATTATGTTGGTGATAGTAGAGAAGGATTAACAGGACATTACACAGAGAACGCTTGGCTTGCTTCTGTGGGTGGTGGTATTGGTGGTTACTGGGGACATGTAAGAAGTGATGGAACACAAACTTCTGGTGGCTCACAGTCTTCAGGTTCAATACCTTTTTTACACGTAGTTGACAGTGAGATACTTGCGTTCTCACAAGGTAAAACAAGACGTGGAAGTTATGCGGCGTACATGGATATATCACATCCAGAGATAATAGAATTTTTAGAAATGAGAAAACCTAGTGGTGGTGACATACATAGAAAATGTCTTAACCTTCATCATGGTGTAAATATTTCTGATGAGTTTATGCAGTTAATAGATAACTGTATTAAAGAACCTACGTATGATGACAGTTGGAATTTAATTGACCCACATACAAAAGCAGTAGTACGTACTGTATCAGCTAGAGATTTGTGGTTAAAAATATTAGAGACAAGAGTTGCCACTGGTGAGCCGTATGTTTCATTTATTGATACAGTTAATGAAGCATTGCCTGAAACACAAAAGAAATTAGGATTAAAAGTAAATCATTCTAATTTATGTACAGAGATAACACTTGCTACTGATGAAAACAGAACAGCAGTTTGTTGTCTTTCTTCTGTTAATTTAGAAAAGTATGATGAATGGAAAAACAATAGTTTATTTATACCTGATTTAATTAGGTTCTTAGATAATGTATTACAATACTTTATTGATAAAGCACCTGATGAATTGTTTAGAGCTAAGTTTAGTGCAAACAATGAACGTAGTATTGGTTTAGGTGCTATGGGTTTCCATGCTTATTTACAATCAAGAGGAATACCTTTTGAAGGTGCACTTGCTAAATCATTAAACATGAAAATATTTAAAACAATTAAAGAGCAAGCTGTAGAAGAAAGTAAAAGACTAGCAGTTAAAAGAGGTGAAGCTCCAGACATGGAAAACACAGGTATGCGTAATGCACACTTGTTAGCTATTGCACCTAATGCTTCTAGTTCTATTATCTGTGGAACTACATCACCATCAATAGAACCATACAGAGCAAACGCGTATGTACAAAAAACTATGTCTGGTTCATTCTTGGTTAAGAATAAATATCTTGAAAAATTATTAGAGAAAAAAGGTATTAACAATGAAAAAACATGGACTTCTATTTTAGCTAACAAAGGTTCTGTTTTACATTTAAATGAATTATCTGATAATGAAAAAGATATATTTAAAACAGCAATAGAAATTAATCAGCAATGGATTATTGAACATGCGGCAGACAGACAAAAACATATTTGTCAAGGACAATCAGTTAATGTGTTTGTGCCTGCTGATGTTAACATTAAAGAATTACATGACATACACATGTTAGCATGGAAGAAGAAGTTAAAAACTTTGTATTACTGTCGTTCAGAAGCAATTAAACGTGCTGAGTTAGTATCAAAAAAAATAGAAAGAACAATCATACCAGAAGCTGATTGTCTAGCTTGTGAAGGATAAGGAATACAAAATGACAGATAGCAGTTTGTTTGATGGCATAAATTATAAACCTCTTAAAAAGAAGAATAAACGTAAGGGGGTTTCATGTCATCATTCTAATAAAAAACAATCAGTGCTATGGACAGTTTATCATACTGTCCTAGCATTGGAATTATTAATCTTAATTATAATAGAAGGAGTAGAATTATTTTATGGGTTTTAATAGTTATAAAATAAGAGATGGAAAACACATTCCATCTAAAAAGTTTAAAGAAAACTTTAATAGAATATTTGGTGTAAAAAAAGAAGAAGAGCAAAAAGACGAGCACTTAGAATGGTTTGAAGATATGCCTAAGAAAGAGGAGAAAGAATAGAATGAGTTTATTTGACAAACGAACACACTATAAACCATTTGATTATGGTTGGGCTTTTGAAGCTTATGACATGCAACAAAAAATGCATTGGCTACCAAGTGAAGTCCCGTTACATGAGGATGTAAGAGATTGGAATGAAAGATTAACACCGGAAGAAAAAAATTTAATAGGACAAATATTAAAATTCTTTACTCAAGGTGACGTAGATATAGCACAAGCTTATCTTGATAAATACATTCCTAAATTTAAAGCTCCAGAAGTAAGAATGATGTTATCTGCTATAGCAACAAGTGAAGCTAACCATGCACATAGTTATTCATTATTAAATGATACTATTGGTTTACCTGATAAAGAATACAAAGCATTTCAAGAATATAAAGAAATGGCTGATAAACATGAATACTTGTTTACATCTAAAGGTAAAGGATTAGATGGCATGGCTAGAGAGATAGCCTGCTTCTCAGCTTTTGGTGAAGGCTTACAATTGTTTGCTTCATTTGTAATGTTATTAAACTTTCAAAGATATGGTAGAATGAAAGGTATGTGCCAAATAGTTACTTGGTCTATCAGAGATGAAACACATCATGTTGAAAGTATGATTAAATTATTCCATGAGTTAATAAAAGAAAACCCGAATATTTGGACAGAAAAATTTAAAGCAAGTATCTATCAAACATGTAGAGACATGGTAGACTTAGAAGATAAGTTTATTGATTTAGCTTTTTCTATGGGTGGTATAAGAGGATTAAAAGCAGAAGAAGTTAAACAATATATCAGATACATTGCTGATAGAAGACTGTTACAGTTGTCTTTAAAACCTAATTATGGTGTAAAAGATAACCCTTTAGGTTGGTTAGACTGGGTTCTTAATGGTGTAGAACACGCTAATTTCTTTGAGAATAGAGCAACAGAGTACAACAAAGGTACAATAACCGGAAACTTGTGGGACTAAAGTGCCCTTTTTAGAAGAAAACAATATGATTGACCAAGATGATTTAGTGTTACCACAAACAGTAGATGAATTAGTTAAGCTTTTAAATGAAGTTTATCCTGAAAAATCACCGTCTGTTAATGATAAACCTAATCAAATTTATTTCAACGCAGGTCAACGTGATGTTGTTAAGTTTATTAATACGTTAAAAGAGAGGACAGAGAAATAATTATGTGTATGTCAGCCCCTAAGGTACCTCAAGTACAGCCGGCTCCGCCGCCAGTACCACAGGCACCTATTGAAGAAGATAAAGCACCTATGGTAGAAACTGCTGTAGATGTTGCTAAAGAAGCAACTACTAAAAAGAAGAAAAAAGTAGGTACTTCTGCATTGCAAACTTCTTCAGGTTTAAATATACCTACGGTTTCAGGTTTAAACATAACTTAATATTATGCATTATAATAATATGTTACAACAAAGCGCTAAAGAGCGCTACGAAACTTTAAAACAACACAGAGAACATTTCTTAGATAGAGCTCAAGAATGTAGTGAGCTTACAATTCCATCATTAGTACCGCCTGATGGATTTCATTCCTCAACAGATTTATACAATCCATTTCAATCAGTTGGAGCAAGAGGAGTTAATAATTTAGCTTCTAAACTTTTATTATTATTGCTTCCACCTAATTCCCCATTTTTTAGATTATCAATATCAGGAGACGCTAAAAAAGATTTAGACCAACAAAAAGAAATGAAGTCTGAAATTGAAAAATCTTTAGCAACTATTGAAAGAGAAGTATCAAGCAAGATAGAACAACTTGCTTTAAGAGTTAGTGTATTTGAAGCATTAAAACATTTAATTGTTGCAGGTAACGTATTAACTTATTTACCTAAAAAAGGAAACATGAGAGTATTTCCTTTAACAAATTTTGTTTGTAAAAGAGATGCTTCAGGAAATATTATTGAAATAGTTATTAAAGAAACTATCCATCCTACATATTTAGATGACAATACATTAGAAAGAATTTCAGAATTTGAAGATTATAAACCAGATGAAGAATGTGATTTATATACTCACATTTATAAAATGGATGAGAAACAATTTTATACTTGTCAAGAAGTAAAAGGTGTTAAAATAGAAACTTCAATTGGTACATACCCTATTGATAGTTTACCTTATCAAGCTTTAAGAATGGTTAGAGTTGATAATGAAGATTATGGTAGAGGATATGTTGAAGAATTTTTAGGTGATTTAAAATCATTAGAAGGTTTGTCTCAAGCGCTTGTTGAAAGTGCGGCGGCATCTTCTAAAGTAGTATTCATGGTTAGACCTAACTCTGTTACTAGAAAAAAAGATTTAGCGCAAACTAGAAATGGTGACATTATTACTGGTAGTTCAGATGATGTTGCTGTGTTGCAAGCACAAAAACAATATGACTTACAAGTAGTTGAAAGAAGTATTAGTAAGTTAGAAGAAAGAATGTCTTATGCATTTTTATTAAACACTGCAATACAAAGAGATGCTGAAAGAGTTACAGCTCAAGAAATTAGATACATGGCACAGCAATTAGAAACTGCTATGGGTGGTATATATTCATTATTGTCTCAAGAGTTTCAATTACCTTTGGTGACCATATTAATGAAAAGAATGTCTCAAGCAAATGAGATACCTACTTTACCTAAAAACTCTGTTAAGCCTACAATTATTACAGGTGTAGAAGCTTTAGGTAGAGGTAATGACTTACAAAAATTAAGAGAATTTGTTGCTGAAGTTGCTAACTTAGCACAAGTAAATCCTCAAATTATTCAAACATTGAATACACAGGATTTAATAAAACGTATTGCTACTGGATTAGGTATTGATACGGAAGGACTTATCAAGTCTGAAGAAGAATTAATGGCAGAACAAGAAGAGATGGCTGACCAAATGCAAAATCAACAGATAATGCAAATGGCTGAAAAAGCTGTTGCACCTGCTGTTAATGGCATGATGAAACAACAAGAACAAGGATAATTAGATGGTAGATAAAGTAGAAGTACAAGCAGAAGAAACTGGTATTGAAAAACCAGAAGAACAAGTAAACGAGACACAGTCAACACAAAGTAAACCTGAAGGCTTACCTGAAAAATTTAATTCAGTTGAAGATTTAGCTAAGTCATACGCAGAGTTAGAAAAGAAACTTGGTGGACAATCTCAAGAAACAAAAGAAGAAGTAGACCCTGTTGCTAAAGCACAGCCTAAAACAGAAACTAAAACTGATAACAATAAATTAGATGTTGCTGAAAAAGCTGTGTCTGATGCAGGTTTAGATATGTCTTCTTTACAACAAGAGTATTCTGAAAAAGGTGAATTAGATGCTAAGTCTTATGAAGCTTTAGAAAAAGTAGGAATTACTAAACAGTATGTAGACAACTACATTGCAGGTCAAGAAGCAATTGCTAATCAACAAGCTACTGAAATTAAGCAAACTGTTGGTGGTGAAGAAACATATCAAGAGATGGTTGATTGGGCTTCTAAAAATATGACTGAAGGTGAGAAACAAGCATATAACAAAGCTGTAAACAGTGGAGACATGGACACAGTTAAGTTAGCTGTTAATGCACTTAAAGGTCAATTTGAAAGAGCTAATGGTGTTGAGCCTAAACTTGTAGAAGGTAAAGCACA